AACTTGTTGAGATGGCGCATACGCCAACGGCTATACCAACCCATTCGTTGGCGGTCATTTCGCATTGATTCCATAATCAGCCTCTTTGCCGGACTTTGGATCAAGTGCTTTGGCAATAGGTGCAACAATTGCTCCAAGCAAAGTTGCGTAGGCTGGATGAATGTCTGCCACAATAGCAAGTGCAACAGTAATTCCTGAAGCAGCAACGGCTCTCATATATGACTTAATTGCAGCCTTATGTTTATTAGATAGTTTCATGCGTTGCCTCCTAGTAGTGGGATGTGAAAAAAATCTGTATTCTTATCTTGATCTTTTTTGAAACTTATATGGATGTGATGATTATGAGGATTGCCTTTATATTTACGCCAACGCCATCCAAGTAAAGGTGATGCGATTTGTGATTGGTGTATTACATAACTGATGCGACCCTTGGATTTCCCATATTGTCGAATTTGATCTGCCAAATATGCTGAAAGCCCTTTGTTGTCAGAAAGCCGACTGTCAATATCAATTGCTCTGACAACATTTCCTGCTGTGGCATCGGGGTTGTGATCGCTCTTTCGTGTGCTATGTCTAGCATCACCAATCCACCCATCAGATTTACGGCTACGCTCTGGGAAGGAATCATCGATCTGCTCCCGTAGTTGGACGGCTGCTTTAGATAAGTAGGGTTTCATCGGCACAATTCCTCAAGATTATGCTGAGGGCTTGCCTAGTGTTAAGCCCTCCGGTATTGGCTTAGAGTAATTCCAAAAATCAATATATTCTCCAACGCCATCAGAATCATTTCGCAATTGTATTGTGCCATTAAAAAAATCATCTGCTGTTAACTCAGGATATGCTTCAATAATTACATAGTAAAGACTTTTGTCTGCCATTTTAACTCCTTATCCATACGCCAGTGAAAGATGTTTTTATTGATCCATTACTAATAGCCCTATCTGTTGCAGCACCTAATGTGAGATAAACTTCTACATAATCTGTCGTGCCATTAAGGTAAATTATTACACTTCCAGTAAATGTTCCATAAGATTGAGGGGTTGGGCCATCCGCAATTTTAGTGTTTTGCGCCCCGTTCTTGTAAAAAACTAATTCATTACGACCTACTGCGCCAGTAGTATCAAAGGCAATGCTAGTGTTAAATTGATAATATCCAGCCTTGTTTGCAGTAAAACGATAATTGGTTGTTGAATCAAAACAATTATCTGTATCCCAATCTTCGGCATTAAATTGTACTTTAGTTGCGGTGTTAATTGTAAGTTGTGGATCAGTTGATGCTCTATATACTCTAAATGTTGGCCCACTTGAACCACCAGCAGCAGCAGCCCATTTAAGACCAGTTGCTGTTGTTGAATCTGCTGTAAGAACTGTGTCATTTGCGCCAACAGTTAATTTGTCAAAGGTATCTGCACCAGTTCCAACAACCAAATCACCCTTAGCATCGAACTCTGTTGCAACTGTGTTTGTAATTGTAACTGAGCCCGATGTTCCACCGCCTGAAATTCCAGTTCCAGCAACGACTTCGGTAATGTCGCCAACATCATTTGTTACCCAAACAAAGTCCATGTTGGTGTTTGTTGCTTTTGCTAATATCTGACCAGATGTTCCACCTTTAAGATCAACCAATGATGTATCAATTGCTCCAGCAAGTGTACGAATGGCTGCTGCGCCATCCTTAACCAGATCTGTGTCATCTGGTGTTTCCCAATTAAAATTTGTTGTGTTTGCCATATTAGGCTACTGCTCCAATCGCATTTTCCCATGTAAGTGTACCACTTAGAGTGTTCCAAGCCTCTGAGGCTGATACCTGTTCCCATTGAACTGCAACTTGGGAGAACTCGATCGGACTCAGATTTATGGTTAAAAATAATTCGTTGAATCTAGTGCTCCAACGCCAGCCTTCAACATACCCCTCAAACTGCTGAGTTGGTGCTATTTGAATAGGCAAGTCTGTTATTCGTATTGGCTGACCAATAAAAATCCCAAGTAAGGCATCTCGGTCAGCATCATCGATGTCTGAATTAATCATTGGAAAAGTTATGCTATCGAATAAGGCTCTTGGGTAGGATCTAAGGTCAATAAAGCGATCGGCAACTGCTTGAGCATCGGTGGCATCATGCAAAACTGTGTTGAGGGTCTGGCCTCTATAACCAAAGATTTCAATACTGTCTAAATCTGTTGCGCTTTCCTGTGATCCAAAGTTATTGCCATAATTGATAAAAACTTCATTGCGAACATCTGCACCCCTAGTCAAAACTTTTAATCCTGAGCCAATGGCTGTGTTTGCTGAAATTGTTGTGTATCCATTATTGGCAAGATAATTTTGTCTATGTAAAGCATCGGCATAGCCAATGCGACCCTCGCTGTCCTCATACAACACACCAAATGCGCTGTCAGCAATAAGGCTTGCGATGTTATAGACAGTATCAGGATTTGCCCCTCGATTTGTAATTTCATAAACCCCAGGGCGATCAATCTCGCCAAGTCCTAAGTTTTCCGCATTTGCCCAAGTAACTGTTGGATCGTAACCTGACCAAGTTTCGGCTGCTGGCACTTCATTCCAATTGTTCAAAAATAAATCAGCAAGCAATTCAAACATTTGATCGCCGTCATCATCTCGAGCCAATGTTCCGTTATAGATAACCTTTGGCAACTTAGCCAATGACCCTAGGGCAATTATGGTATATGCAAAAGTTTCTGTCAGGCTACTTGCTGAAGCAACCTCCGCTGTGATGTCTGTAATGTTGCCACCAAATAAAGTTTTGAAAGTGTTTGTACTGTCTTTAATTTGAAGGGTTACTCCATCATTGACTTGTAAGTTATAGTTTTCATTATTCAAAGCCACTAAAGTAATTTGGATATAAGATGGAGTCGGTTGGGCATAAATATCCTCTCGACCTGCCTGATGTGCTAAGTCAGCAATTGTTACATCGGTGTACTCCACACCATTGATGCTTAGTTTCCATTCAGGTGTAAATTGACTCATTATCTAGACCTAGTGATTCCACCATTATAAAGTTGAGGGGTTGATCTTGATGCGCTGTTGTTTAAGACTTTAGCAACTGCTCTGGCAGATCCTTCAGCATCTACTGATTGAACTGTAATGTTATTTACTGTTGTGCCAGCCCTTGCTGCTCCAGTAGCCAATTGACCAGCAGTAGCAGTCGATGCAGCGTTTGCAGCATTGCCTCCAGAAACCGCACTACTTACAACTCCAGTTGCGATACCAGCAGCAGCCAAAGCAACGGCACCAGCAGCGATAGATCCTCCACCGGTTGCAAAAGCAGTCGCCACGCTTGCAGCGGTTGCTGCTGCTCTTAAAGCAACCATTGCGGTAATTAATGTTTGAACTGCTGCCACAAATGCAATTATCTTATTGGCTACAAATACAGTTGCAATAATGCCACCAAGTATTAACAATTCATCCTTTATGGTAATAATAAACTCAATAGTTGATCTTAATTGTTGTCCAAATTCGTATGCTCCGGTTGCTGCTTCGCCGGCAGTCAATTCAGTTTTGGTTAGACCTGCAACAAATTGATTCAAAGCCGGCACTAAAGTAGATAAAATAAAAGCAGCAAGTTGCTGAACCAAAGGTAGTAAAGCAGCACCAATACTTTCTTTTGCTTCATCAACCGCAATTTGAATTCGCTTGAATTGAGCCTCAGTAGTTTGTGCTTCATTTTCTGCAAAATTTCCAAAGGTCTTAGTAAGGTTTTGGTAAATAAGATCAAAGTCTTTTGATTTAAGTATGTTTTGATCTAGACCTAAGCCCAACCTACCTAATGAAGTTGCATTGCCATCGTATGCTTTACCTAACGCATTGGAAACCGCCTCTAAAGGTTTGCCGGTTGCAGCAGTAATATCTAAAGCAAGGTTAAGGAGTTCTTGCGCTCTTTCAACATCGTTAGTGGATCTGACTAATCTGGCAAATGCCGGCCTCAACTCATCATCAGTTACACCAATAGCAATAGAGGTTTGATCAATATAGTTAGCAACTGCTTTAGTTTGAGCAACTGTGGCATTGGTTGATGCCCTTATTGTTTCCTCAAGTTTTCTTTGAGCAGCCTCATCTTGAGCAGCATTTTTTACGGCTTGAATTGCAAATGCTGTCGCTGCTGCACCAACGGCTGCAAAAGCCAAAGCAGCCTTTTTCCCAAAATCCGTAATCTGATCGGCTGATTTATTTACAACCTTATTTGCATCATCTAAGCCTTTTTTTAAGCCATCAATATCGGCTGCAAGTGCAAGGGTTAAGGTTCTGCTATTACCTGCCATCAGCAAACTCTTTTCTTATATCCAAAATGATTTGTTCAAATTCTTTAATTATAGTTGGTTGCAAGAATCTAATTGTTGGATAAATGAAATATCCTCTTGACCCTGAACCTTTAGGCATTGGCCCACTCCATCTTGGGAATTGCGGATAATTCTTTGAACCAAATTCATGTGCTGCACCAATACCAAGTCGATTACCTTTTGTATCATTGCGAGTATTAAATTGAGTTGTTGCTCCACCTGAAAACTTTTGAGAAGCAAAACCAAAAGATATTTCACCAAGTACGGATGACTTTTTTACTTTACCGCCTTGGGCGATACGATCAGCAACCTTGCCTCTTGATGCAGCAATTCTGCGAATCTCTGTTAATTCTTTTTGAGCCAGTTCGCCAACCCTGCGCTTGGTTTCTTGAACGGCAATATCACCCATGTTTCTAATTACCTTGGCAAATGAATTTAGTTCTTTTTTATCATAGACTATTAGAGGTTGGGTGCTAGTTGCCATTCCGTTTCTCCAATATCTCGATCGCTGTTAAAATGTCCTCTGCTTCAACCCATTCGCTCATTGGTATTTGTGTGGCTATTGCCAACTCAACCAATAATCTACTTAGGCTTCCTGCTGGGTGGCTTTTGGGTCTGCATCACCGACTATTACATCGGCAACAGTTTCCATCCAAATATCCATTGGCTTGATGGGTTTGGCTGCACCAAGTTCTCGCTTATGTGCATGATAAGCAAGAAACATAAGATCCCAAACGCCCAACTTTTCGGATGCTTGACCAATGGTGTGTCCTGTCTGCTTTTCCCATTTTGCCCACTCAGGCGGTTGGGCTACATAAGTGGCTTGCTCGCCTGAGTTGTATTCAATTGTTATATTTAGTTTCATTTTGCTCCCGATTTCTTATTAACTAAATGATTCTGCTGGTGTTCCAATAACTTGGAAACTCAAATCAAGAGTTTGTGCATCTGGTGCTGTTCCTCCGGCTGAAGGGAAGTTAGGCAGAATTTGGAAAGTAAATGCTGCACCTGTTGCTGCTGTGAATACTGTTGAAATGCCTGTGTTTGGTGCGCTCTCAGCAGCCCCCCAAAGGATCTCACAAAGTGATCCGGTAGCACCCCAATCAGCAAGCATACTGATGTTAAATGTCCAGTTGTCATCAATAACCTTGAATGATGCTCCATCCAAAGTTTCGTAGCGAACACGATTTCTCTCGCACTCTAAAGTTGCGGTTGTAACTTGAGCATCGAAATTATTACCGCCAATGGTGAAGGTAATATCTCGACCGGTAATAACTGTCGTAGGCATCTTGCTCCTTAGTTTGTCTGTGTGTAGTAGGTTGATACATTTATATCAGAGATCAACATTGTTGATGCTCCAATTTGTTGAACTGTTGGCTGCTCAACTGCTCCGACAACATACCCCGATGGGATAACTGCCAGAATACTCATTACTAATTGCTCCATGTTGTCCAGCGATGCTGGGTTGCTATTGTAAGCAACTATGGCTGTGATTGTCATATTGACTTTACATCTAACAGATGACTTGCCAATTGTTTCAATTTCAA